ATACCTAGAAGAAGCATCTCTCGGTCTCCAGCAAACAAAGAATCAAGTACTTCTTTGGTAGCTGTTTCCTCTCCAATTTTAACAGTGGCTCGTTCTAAGATAGAAATAAGAGCTCTAGCAGGATCAGCAATCTTAGAGATTGCCTCTTCGTCTACTCCTGTAAGTTCTCTAATTTCAGCTTTAGAAATAAGACCGTTAAATGGATCAAACAAACCGCCAGGAAGATCTACATCTGTAGCAGGAGGTAAGGTTACTGGCGGCTTTACCGCGTTCACCATTACCTCCTGATCAGACAATTCTGTAGCTTGCTTAGCTAACTTGTTTGCTAGTTCAGGATTTGTGTGCGCATTTATAACTGTATCGGTATTCATATTGTTTCCTTATGTGTAGTGGTTATTAGAACTTAGCTTCTTTTTCTTTTGTAAGATTTTCAGCAAATGCTACTTCAAATCCTTCATGTACAAGCTGGATTTCTTCAACCATAAGGCTGTTAGCTCCTGCATCTAGTCCACTGTAGGATAGTGATGTAATCCATGCGTTGTAAACTTTAAAACGCAAAGAGGTGTGCTGATCGTACGCTGTTTCTGCATCAGCCGTTGTTGATCCAAAGCCTTTGTAACCGCCTGGGTTTGGGTGGCTGAGTACTTGGATATCTAGATTGCAACGGAAGTTTGCTCCAATACCGCTAGTAGCAGAAGGAGTCATAAGTGCAAACAAACGCTTCATCCAAAGAACGTTACCGTTTTGGTTACCGATCATTACACCCTTTGATAGGCTGATTGGTGTGAACGATGACTGTCCAGGGATCTGGTGCATGTTTGTATTATATCCGCCTTCACGGTATGCAATAGACTCTGTGTTGACGCTTAGTCCAGACAATGATACAAATCCCAGTGTTCCAAACCCGCCCTTCCAGTCTGTACCTCCACCGGTAGGTTCAAACTTAACAAGGAACTTAAAATTACGAACTGGATCCGTAATAATACTCTTGTCATATTGTCTTTCATTACTTAGTGCATTTGAATACACTTTTGGTGCTGTTGTCATTTTTTATATCTCCTTTACGCTGTTGCGCTTCCGGTTAGTTGTCCAATACTGATGACAACAAACTCTGCTGGGTATTGTAGGGCTACGCCTATTTCGATATTTACTCGGCCATTTTGAATGTCTGACCAAGTTGTTGTAGTTTCGTCCACCTTTACATAGTATGACTCTTTTGGAGAAGCACCACGAAGGCCACCCTGTTGCCAGTAGTTAAGCAGGAAAGTGTTAAGAACTGTTGATAGACCGCTCCACAAACGAGTGTCGTTGTTCTCAAATACAGCGTATGCGCTAAGGTCTTTAGCTTGCTTTTCAATAAAGATCAAAGAACGGCGGATATTGATATAACGATTGTTAGGAGAGTTGTCCATAGTACGTCCACCCATAACAACAATTCCAGCGCCAGGGACGTTGCGAATTGGGTTGATTGGGTCAGAGTATGTGTTGATGTCATCAAGTTCTGCGTTGGTGAACTGCTTTTCAGTAGAAACTGCAAGAGCAATCTTGTTACCTAAACCTGCTGGAGTCTTGAATACTCCACGGCTCTTATCGGTAGCTAGATATTGACCAACCATTGCTGCACCAGGTGCCTGAAGACGAGTTGCTCCAGGAATCTTGTTACCGTCTGGGATGTTAACCCATGGGTAATAAGCCGCTGCAATGTTTCCAGTTGTGGATGCTTGAGCAATTGCCATAGTAGCTGTTACTTGAGATTTAGCTGCTGAAACAGATAGGCCTGAAGGAGTATCTATAATAACAAATGAATCATCACGTGTTGCCGCATAAACCATAGCGTCTCCATGAATCTGAGCTGTTAGTGTAGATGTAGCTGCGTATGGTGCATCAGCTGCGTAGATAAGCAGTGGATTTTGGATCGGATCAAATGATGTCCAAGCACCAGAGTAGTCTGCACGTACAAGAGCAGCGCCGTTAGCTCCGCCAGCAAATGCAGTAGCTGATGTAGCTCCTAGATATGGCATGACTGTGCTTGCTGCGATTCCTGATGCTGATACTCGTACAACATATGACGATGTATCAATTACAGACTTGAAATAGTACTTATCAGTTGGGTCCATACTTAAGTCTGTAAATGATTCTACAAGGTTTGTTGAAGTACCTGCTGTGTAGTAAATGTTTAGACCAAAGCGAGTTGCAACACCTGCTGGCACTACCTGTGCTGAATATGATGTAGACCATGTTCCAGCATCGATAGCATTTAGTGTAAATACAGGTACCGCAGTGATTGTAACTGTAGCTGTAGCTGTAGCACCTGTTACGGCTGTACCGGTTGCAGCATTTGTTACTGTGAACTGTGTTGCTGATGCAGATGCAATAGTTACACCTGTTAGGTTAAACGCAGATGTGCTCAGACCTGCAATAGTTACTGTCTGTCCAGAAGCAAATGTGTTTGCAGCTGTGTATGTAACTGTACCTGATGCTGCAGAAGCTGCAGTAACAGTGGCTGTAAGCGTAGTAGTTGATGCGGCTTGGTTAATAAATGTGATGGTTCCTGGAAGTGCTCCAGAACCAACTACACGACGTACGTACAATGAGCCTCCGCCATTTGCGAAGAAATTGTATGCAGCCCATGTTAATGGGTAGGTGTCATTTAATCCACCGTATGTCTTCACAAAGTCTCCCCAAGATGGGACCAACTGAGGATCAGTTGTGTTGCCCTTAGAAAGAGCACCTGCCATTGCGCCTACTGAGGCGCTAGTATCTGGCAAGCCGACTTGCTGTGGAAGAGACACTTCTTGGACATAGACGCCTGGGCGACTGAATGTTGCCATTTAGTTTTACTCCTTTAGGTTAGGTTATTTTCTTAAAGTAACGGGATTGTAGTTAGTTTGTGGGGGTAGTAAACGAGGTTGTTTGCCACGTTAGTTCGATATTAGGGTCTGTTAGTACTTGGTAAGCTGGGACGAACTCATCGGTAAATACTTCTGCACTTACACGAAGATTGTAGACGTTACTAAAGAGTCGCTTACCGGCTTCATTAGTGTCTCGTTTTGTAAACCCTAGGAGATCCATACGACGCCATGTGCCATCTTCT